GCCATGAGCGCATCGAACCCGCCCATGCCGTCAATCAATCGTGATATTTCTGACATGCCTGACTCATCATCGGGTGTGTGGTTGTAGCCACACGAGATACAGATGTGCAAGTCAAAGCGCGATAGAACATTGTGCGTTATACCCATCTTATACTTATCACAGTGCGGGCACTTGTCCTCCGCATCATGCATACGGTGGTAGCCCTTGGCCTCCTTCTGTCTGATCTTGACCCATGGATTACCGCACGCACCACGCGATATGTGCGCCGCGCCAATCCTACCCCATCGCGTGGCCCCTGTGCTTATGTCGGTGACGTAGAACTTATAGCTTGTGCCCTCCGCCTTGACCAACAGGACTTCATTCCCCCTGCATACTGACATAATGTAACCTCCCGTTATAAACGTTTATAGATTAGATGATGCCGGATTCTTTGAGGATAGGCGCGAAGGTCTTGAGTGCAGACTTGGGAATCTTGTAATCCTTTTCCTCTGGTGTCCGAGTCTTCTTGGCATACACCTCCTTGATGACGACGGGGCAACATCCTGCGGCCTCGGCACTGGCACCCTGCTTAGCCGCCGCCTCGATCACAGCCCAAGTGTCCGCGAAATTCTTGGGCGTTATGTCCCTGACTAAGGCGGCGGTCATACTATTCAATTCCGCATACTGCCTGTCGCCGGTCGATGGTATGGTATAATTACTGCCCAAGTTCCAGCATTCTTGCGGCGAACGAAGGTCAAGGTTAGTAATGTAGGTCATGAACTCACCACCTACAGCCTGACCTACGAAAGCCTGTGCCATTTCATGTCCGTAATCCTCGAACATCCCAAGCGATATGAGTCCGGCGTTAGCGGTGGCAAGGTTGGTAAAACTGCGGAACGATGGGTATGGACCCGACTGTTCAGCCGCCTTAGTCGGTGGCATGTTGGCCTGTTCGGGGCGTGCTCTGGTGTAGGCTACCACCTGTAGAATCGACTCGCGCTTGAATGTTCCCCAGTTATCGGGTAGCATCGGCCATTCTGGATCGGGAAATCCATTCATGATGCCCTGTTGCCATGCGCCGAGGTCCACATCACATGAGAAGTGGCCGACCCTATTCGCGATCGGCATAGGGAACTCGTTACCATTCGCGGCAATGTCTGCCGGATTGCAAGTGCCGAAGAACAGCGTAGTGGGAGGTAGCTTGTGCGGTCCCATGCTTCGCTCTTGTAGGAGCCTGAGACACACGGCGAATACCATAGCAGAGCATGACTTGAACTCGTCAAGTAATATGACGGGGATCAAGCCCCTGTTGTGTGCGGCCCATGCATCCGTAACAAGCTGTGGTGCGAGCGTCTTGACCATACCATCCACCGGAAACTGAAGGCCGATGAAGTCTTCGGGTATCAATGATGTAACGGGTAGGGTGTGTTGCCAGAAACCCCGCGCCTCTGTGTAGAACGCGACCTGCTTAGCACTCTTCGCAACTCCGGGGAACCCCTCAACTATCGCGACGTTGCCCGTCATGCCCGCTACATGTGCACATATATCACTCATGTTATAATCTCTTTCTATAAACGTTTATAGCCTTCGCTTTTGCGACGGTCTATTAAATATAATACACAACATACTACGTGTCAATACAATACTCTACATCTGGCTCATCTTATAGATCACATACGCCTCGCCTTCCACGAGGTATGATTCTACCATGTCAATGAATAGTTGACGCGCCTCCGCAATCTTCTTTCGCCTGCTGTTCTTGTCCGTAGGTGACTCCATGGTCCTCGCGCCATACGATGCCAAGTTCTCATGACCACCATCGAAGGCATAGCTTAGTGCGCCTTGTATTACATGGTCAGGCAGTGAAGTCCATACGATTTCACCGTCTGACCATAGATTAGGGCCAACACGGAACAGGTCATTGAAGTTGCACCGCAAGAATGCCACTGTTTTGTGGCCTCCATCGCCATTGAACAGTATACTCAGGCAGGTAGTGATAGACCTAACATCTAACGGATGGAACCCCTCACTTAACAATCGCACCCTCATTCGCTCTCGCCTCCCCATCAACTGCGTTATCGTCATAGTAGCTCCCGTTATAAACGTTTATAGCGCACCCAATTTCATAATCGTATACTCGTCCCCACCATTGGCGTAATCCTTAATGCGATGCACCAACTCCTCACGCGCATCAGGGCCGAGGTGGGAGTGTCGGTCATTCGGTGCCCTCTCCTTACGCATGAACTCGATAATCTCCATTATGTACGATTGATCCATCTTCATATATAACCCGCCATGGTTGACGCGATTACTCCAACTGTGCATGGTGGGTCCGATCTTGGCAACGTCGGTGCCCAAGTCAGCGACAAGGCCCACAACACCACCATTGAAATACTGGTCCCCCTTGCCGTCATAGCATGAGCTTAGGTTATACTTTATCTGGTAGGCATCGACGACAACCCACCCACCTTCAGCGAGCGCATCAATCTCAATACGTGCTATGTGTTCAGTGCTCCGTCTCGCATGGGCCTTGAGATTCTTGACCCATACATCACAGATTTCACAGTGGAACCGCCCTTCTTTCTCATCGCCATACTCAGCACGCACCGCTTCCCCCACCTCACGAGCCGACAGCCTCGTCAGTGGTGGGTTGTCCTGTTGCGTTTTACGGATGACCTGTTTCACTTCGGGCCGGAGCTTACTGCACGCGTTCTCCATTCTCTCGACACCATCATTGTGTCTGTATACGGCATGGCTAATCGCGCTGGTTGGTATACGAAAGCTCATAATATTATTCCAATCTGTCTAACATGTTAGACTGTTTAGTAATTGAATAGGACTTCGAGCATGAACACGATTGACAATACGACAAGGCCACCGATAAGATCGCGCACATTATTCCTCACTGTCCTTGCCTCCTAATTTATTATACCATATCTCCCAATCGCCCGTAGTGGGCATGATGGAATCACACGACTCACTCTCAAGGCCACGCCTAATCCGATCGGAATAGTGTATGTGCCCCACCTCATGCTCGGCTATGAGCTTGAGCATACGAGGTGAATCTACGTTATGTTCTATCAGTTCATCCGACACACCTAAGAACTTCAATAGCTCTATCATCGTAACAAATTCGCCCATGTTATCCCCCACTATAAACGTTTATAATAAGGGGGGCGACCCGATGTCGCCCCCCTATATACATACTACCTACGCGTCAAGCGATGCGTATAATGCGTCCGCTTCGACCTGCTCTTTATCACTGAGCGTATCGCACTTGGGTTCAGGTTTATCGCCCGATGTAAAGTCGCTTGGGTGTGCAACATGAGCCGCCGCCTTTATGAGTGCCGGTGCTCCGGCTAATACCTTAGCCCACACCCACTTCTTGACACGCTTCGCACTATTGTCCACCTCCTTAGCCGCATTTTCTTTGCGGACTCCATCCGTCTCATATGCCTTGACATCTTTGGCACTATACTCACCCTCAATGAGACTCTCGAAATCGGACGGACTCTTTTCCTTCATGTCCTTGATACGTGCCCTGAGATTCGTGGCGTGGCCCACACCGATGGACTCAAAGATCGAGGTCATTTCGTCCGCCTCAAGCCATTCGGCCATGCCTCCGATAGCTTGCACTTTCTGTGCGTCCCACCCGTCAATCTTCTTAGCTTCGCCCTTGCTGTTGAGGTTGGCGGTGTCGGGCAGGTCGTTGATGAACTGCGCGGCGAGGTCTTTCTTGTCTATGCGAGTAGACCTGTAGGTCTCTGCGAACCAGAACGCACTGCCAACATGGGACTTGATGCGATTCGCGCTACCATCTGCGATACCTTTGACTAACTCGCTCATCTGTGCGACCTGAACATCACTCAATACTTTTGACATGTTCTATACTCCCCATTCAGTCTAACATGTTAGACTGTTAGACTATTAAACGGGCGGACCACGCCGTATGCGCGGACACCCTAACAATAGGCCCGACTTTGGACGGACTCAACAAGCTGTTTAACACCCCTACGAAGGGGTGCCCATCACACCTACGCGTCGAGCGTATCAACCACGCTATCAATGTAGGTTTGAAACTGTGCCCATGCCACGGCACCCATACCCATATGACGGCGTGCCTTGTTCGCCTTGCGGTTGCCACACTTATAGCTACGCACCACCCATTTCTCTGCATTTTCGAGAGGCTTAGTGCTATGGCGCAGGTCTTTACGTGTTACCTCCATGCGCCCATACTGTAGGGCATTGTCCACCCATATAGTTCTCGTCTTACTGCGCTCGCTTGGTAGCATATTGTTTCCTTTTGTCTAACATGTTAGACTGTTTATTTATTGACAGACTCCACCCATGTGCCGGATATAACCTTATTAATTTCCACCGTGATAGCCAGTAGAGAATGAATCGACCCCAATATAGCCGCTTGAATTAGACTAATTTTACGACGACTCTCCGCCCTTTTAATTTCTTCATCGCACCATGCTACTACGTCTTCCACCATCTTATTAACTTCGCGCAACTCATTCTCTATTTGCCACATACCACCTTGTCCCTGACGTATACATAGCGCGTTCATATCACCTTGCGCCGTTACTACCATCTCTACTTGACTAGTAAGATCGGACCTTAATTGTTTTATATTCATGATACTATCTCCTTTTGTCTAACATGTTAGACTGTTTATAAACGTTTATAATCACAGGACTTTGGACCTGTTTGACAAGCTGTTTAACACCCCTACGAAGGGGTGCCCATCACAAAACAGTCTAACATGTTATACTAAACGCATAGTGCCCATATGAGCAGTGCCTACGATGTTATAACTTCCGTAATAAACTCAATACCGAGTGTGCTATATAATTCTTGGCAATGATTGGGCATCATAGCGTATTCGTCAGCCGTCAATTCGGTATGTGTTATAACTATTTTTCCGTCAACGTCCTTGACAATGCCTTTTGTCTTAGCTAAAACGCTAGCAGTTTCTCGCATATTCAAAGGCATTGACTCCAACAATAAGGCGAATAGTTCGCGCTCTATCCTGTTAACGCTTGAAGTTTCGCGCTCTTCTTTGTCCCCTGCTTTCTTGTCGTCTAATCCGTTCAAGTGATACTCAATTAGCTCTACTTTTGTGGCAGACTTCAAAATCTTTTGTCCTAAAAATACCCCACGTTTACCCATCTGCGACCAAAGACCCGACCAAATTTCAAACGCGGAAAATACGCCGATCTCGTCTGATGTAACGTTAAATTTCTTGTTTAAAACTTCGACTATTCCCGCAAAACCGACCATGTAACTCTTTGAATAACCCTTGACGTTATCAATCTTACAATCTGCGTCAAGTTCGGCGCAATACGTTGACAGATTTTTAACGTTCGTCGTCGCCACTTTGTCAAGTATGGCGAGCGATACGTTAAAAGTGTCAAGAGAGTTTGTCGCTTCCATCTTCTTTATCATACCCACAAGCAATTCATTAGACATAGTAATAACTCCAAGTTTGCCTTGCACTAGTTAAGCCCATAGGCGCATAGATTGCACCTAACGACATAATAAATATGTTAGGCATGGCGCGCGCTCTATAGTATGTAATAGAGCGCGCGCCATACAAAGGTATAGACACCACACAAAGGCCAAACCAATAGGTACGGCATATGGCATCTATCAGACCTAACAAAGTATATAATGAGTTGACACCCTACCAAATTGCAAGCTTGGAATAGCTCAAACGCATAACATATAATAGGCACCGCCTATTAAATAGCTATGACAGCTCATATATAAATTGTCGATTATACACATGTGAGTTAATGTAATAATACAAACTTAAATATTAATATTGGAACTCTCGCATCATAGAACCTATTGACTAACAAACTCAATAGACCCCCACTTGCATATCGGCTGTGTGTCCGGCGATATAATTATTGGTATCTGGCTTTCGTCCTAATAATGGACTAAGTATTCCAATTATATCTGAGCCTAACAAGCTTATACGAATGAAACGCCAATGGAGAAAAAATACAAAGGCGTATTATCAATCTATCGTATCATGTGTATTTGATTTTCAAAGAGCGTAGCACACAATCTTGTGTAGTTTTTTTTTCGACTTCCCTATAATGCTAAACTATTAATATTGACAGCGCAAGTATTATTTTCACATAGGGCAAAGAAAGTTTAATAGGCTTATAAATAGGCGTTGAACTATAAAGGTTTACAGTTGGTAGCATATAGGACTAAGTAGTAGTAAGTCTATGGTGTGATTGGGTTGTCTTTGATATGCGTATACGAACATCATATATATACGACTAATGCACACAATCTTGTGTAGTTAGATGATTTTCTTGGGTATGATTAGCGAGGATATAAACCAATGCACACTAATTGGTGTGGTTATTGGACTATGTAACTTGTTTATAAATAGATAATTGACTTGTATTTAGATAATAAGTGTTTAGAATTGTGTTTTAATGGCCTATATATGGATAAGTTTAGGCGTATTTGCTCGAATTTAGACAAAGAAAAGTGTGCGTATATGCACGGTTTCTGTCTGAATCGTTTACAGGTGTCAATGCACCTGCTTAGATCGGAACGGCTTAGAGGGGCTTAGAGGAGCCATCTAAGCCGTTCCGATATTGGCGATATTGGGAGGTTAATCAGCTAATATTAAGCTGAAATCGCACAGATGTTCGGCGATGCACCTATAACCTGTCATTTGTATCATACCTGTCAGAGGTGTCTCATGTAGCATCGGTGATTTTGGGAATCTGTCTAAGGTTATTATAAACGTTTATAGGATCGGAGGCGCATGTCCCGCCACTGGGTGGCATATCGGGAGTCGCCAGCGCGCATTAACTACTAGCTATAACCATAAGACGGGCCATTCTCACTTAGAAAGCTCATCACCCCAGAAGACATGTATTACCCAGTCGTGGCTCACTTGGACGGTCCCCATGTATCGCTCCTTGTAGCTAACATACTTCGGAACCTGCTCGCCCGTCATTATCTTTAGAAAGGTGATCGGCACCATGGGCTGTTTAGGGTCGGTCAGATACCACGCCACGAGGGAACCGTTCTGCATCTGGAGGTCGAGGAAGCGCGAGTTGGCCGGTATGTCGTGCGTCTCCTCAAGCAAAGCCGTGGATAGGGTGATCTTGTGCACTACCATCAGTCATCCCCCCGGACAATAAGCCGACTCTGGCGGTCGATCTCTCGATTGATATACCAACGTGCCTTCTCGAGGTCCTCCATGCCATTGCTCTTGTGCCCCGATCTCCACACATACTTGATAACGTTGCCGAGGTTGAAGTTCATATTCTCAGCCACGTCGATGCACTCAATGCCGTCTGACTGATTATAATGCGCCGGATGGTCTACGGTGCTACGGCTCATAGCCCGACCCCCAATGACATCACGCCCATCCACAACGCTGTTCTTTCACTGTCCATATTCACCCCCGATTAGTTCAATAGTTGTATCATTGATACGTGCACATACGTTCACGTTGTTGCCCCAAATGGGCTTTTATCCAACTCCATAAGGGTTTAATATAAGCTATTATTTACGGTTTGTCAAGTGATCCCCATTAATTTCTAATCGTCAACTGAACGGTTCTTCTTGCGTTCTTCTCGTTCTCTTAATCTTCTCAGCCTCCGGCCCGTTATGTTGTCGTGGCTTGATCGTGAAATCTTATCTTTGATATTCTTCAGGTTCTTAACCTTCCCAACTTTTCCACCTTTCATCTTACGCCTCCTATTAGAAAATATAGTATAACGTTTGCGCCAACGCACGTCAAGCACTACTTTATACTATATGGTATCAATAGACAAGAAGATCGTCATTCCCGGGTATCTCCGGAGTGAAGAATATAAAAAGAAGCGTATGTATGCACGCAGGACGATCGACAACCGGATAAGAAGGCGGAAACGAATAATGGAAGAAAACCTGTCCCGTAGTGGAATAGCTCATGCCCCCATGTCGGCCAAGCGAGTTGAGGCTTTCCTCAACCTATTAAAGCGCACGCCCTACAATATATCGGAAACGTGCCGTAACGCCGAGATAAGTCAGGGGGCTGTGTATCGTATGAGGCGGTTCAGTCCCGAGTTTGCGGAGCAGGTAGAGAACATACAGAATGGGCTACTGGACGAGCTGGAGCAGATTCAGATGGACGCAGCTAAGGAGGACACGGCGGCCCGCCAATGGGTTCTTGCACGAGCACGCCGTGAACGGTGGGGCGATAAGTCGACAGTCGACGTCAGTCACGAGGTCAAGGAGTATGCGAGCACGCGTGAAATACCGACGGAAGTCCTTGAGAGATTTGTGCGTGAAAGGTTCCCACAGCTCGCTCATGAGGCCGAGGCGGTTCTAATAGAAGGGGATGCGGCGGAGGTAGCCGCCGTTGCGGACGCCCTGACAGAGATTGACGCCACAGTTCTCGGGAATAAGGCCGAATCCCACGACCCAGAATATCATCCAGTGACGGATAGCTCAGCGGCGGGAACACATTCCCCCATGGACCGCCCTCAACCGGAGGATCATCCCCAAGGCTCCCCAGTGCGGCAACCACTCGATGGTCTTCAATCTCGTCCTGACGATACGGAATAAGCTGAGCCATTAGGTCCATATTCGCCTCCGGGGGCATATCCATAACGGCGGAATATTCCCGTATGCAGTCAAAGCAGTAGTCCTTTGTAGATTTGCCCGTATCACACCCAAGACAGGCAACCGCCTCGGCCTGTATGGAGTCATTAACGGGTGGCATGCTCTCAAGCTCTTCCGTCATCCCCCAGTGACAGGCTTTGTTAATCGCTGCCGGCAATCCGGGCTCACGATTGGATACATTGTGAACCTTATTCACAGATTGGTAATCAAAGTGATTCAAGGCCATTTATAACCTTCCCCTCTTCTATGAAGTCCCGCAGGTGCTTAATCCGGGTCCGTCTCTTGAATTTAAGAATCCCGTGAACATCATAATTCTTCAATAGGATGATCCATTGAATCCAGCATTCAATGCAGAGTTCGTCCATTAGAAAGGGGCCCGTGTGGACCTTCCCCCTAACTCTACAGCATGGGCATATCTTCGTTTTCCTATTATTATGTTCCATTATAAAAGTTTATAGAATACCGCTTGACTTGTCAATCCCTATTTTCTATATTATTACCCATGGACGGACATTATCACATAGGCGGCGATTGGCGCATAGAGGCACTGCCTAAGATTCGGGAGCTATGGCACAAGTGTGACATAGAGCCTACTGTCATATCATTGCATCCCTCAGACTGGAAGACTATGGTCGATCTAATATACCCGCAGACGTTTAATAATAGTGGTGATCTTAGTAATCTTACGTTTTTTGGAGCCGAGGTGATAGCAACGGACGATATTGCACGGGGGGACATACTGTTCACATGAAATATACGACACTTAATGTCCATATGGACGACGACCTCTACGAGAAGCTGTTGGCAATCGGTGCCCCAGTTGATGTAGAGGTAAATCAGGTCATATCAGACATCCTTTGGAAGCATATCGTGCGCGACCTAACGGAACGGCTGTATGACCCACAGAAGGAGCTACTTGATGAGTAATGGAACTACAAATAAGGTCTTCCTGATCGGCAATTTGGGCAAAGACCCCGAGATGCGTGTTGCGGGCGCGACCTCCGTGACCAATTTGACGCTGGCGACCACGGAATCGTGGAAAGATAAGACCAGCGGCGAGAAAATAGAGAAGACGGAGTGGCATCGGATCAGTTTTTGGGGCGGGCAGGCAGAAGCCTTGTCGACCTACGCGAAAAAGGGCTCCAAGCTCTACATTGAAGGCCGTTTAGAGACGCGATCCTACGAAAAGGACGGAGAAACGAAGTATTCAACTGAGATACGTGGTAATTCTTTCGAATTCCTCGACTCTAAGAAAGGTGAAGTTGACGATGGGGGCTCGCAGAACTTTAAAGGACAATCCGCACCACCCCACCCTGAATCAACAGGAGATGATGACCTCCCTTTCTGATCCATCGGGCCCCTCCAAGCAGTGTTATCGCTGCTTGGAGCTAAAGCCCATGTCGGAGTATTATTCCCACAAGGGGAATTCAGATGGACACCTGCACAAGTGTAAGGAATGCCAATGTCGTGACGTTCGCATGGCCCAGCATCGTAGGATCATAAGGGAGAAAGAGCGTGTTGAAATTCTCGCGTAAAATCGGAGCCGCAGAGATGCAGAATACGGGCTCCTATATCTACAAGTTCCCCCATGAGTGCTGCAGTTATGAGGACGAGCAGATGGAGAACGAGGATGCTGAAGAATTCATGATTCGCGCCGTTGAGGCATGGGGAAAGGCACGCGATGTACAGCACGGGATGGAAGTTGAAGCCTTCGAGGAGTGGAAGACCATACGAGCACTGGCCGGTGACAATTTTGGGGAGCCTGCTCACATGGGGAAGGCTTATCGCTACTACCCTTCCGAGTATAACACCATCGCGACAATGGCTAAAGCAGACTTCACAAGTAAGGATAGCCCCATCTTGAAATGGGCGAGAAATAAGCGGGACACTATATCCGTTGAGTAAGACGAGGACGATTGACGCCATACGGGAAGATGAGCTGGCCGCTGAGTTCTTGGCTCGCTCACAGGCACGCGACTCGTTGATGGGGTTCGTTAAATATACCAAGCCCGACTTTCAAGCCGCTGCACACCACACGTATCTATCGGACAAGCTGGAGTCGGTCATCAGTGGTAAGACGAGGCGATTGATTATCACAATGCCACCCCGCCACGGCAAGTCTGAGATGGCCTCACGCAAGCTACCGGCCTACTTTCTTGGTCGTCGGCCCCGAGATGAGATTATATGCGCCACCTATAATGCCGAGTTGGCGTCCGAGTTTGGCCGCGCCGTCCGAGATACCATCTCAGGACCACTTTTCAACAACGTTTTTCCAGAAGTTAGAATAAAATCGTCAGACAGAGCTGCCGATAGATGGTCCGTGACAACCGGGGGCGGATACCGTGCGGCAGGCATAGGAGGGGGCCTCACTGGGAGGGGTGGCTCCCTCCTCCTGATTGATGATCCTATCAAGTCACGCGAAGATGCAGACTCGCGCCTCAGTAGAGAGCGTGCATGGGACTGGTATCGCTCTGTTTTATATACCCGTCAAGCCCCCAACGCCGCTATAGTGGTGATTCAGACCCGATGGCATGATGACGATCTTACGGGTAGGTTGTTGCGCGACATGGAGATGGGCGGAGAACGCTGGGAGACCGTTGACTTCCCCGCCATCGCGGAGGGGGACGATATTCTTGGGCGTGCACAGGGGGATGCATTATGGCCTGAGTGGTTCCCCTTGGAGACTTTAGAAAGGACACGCCGAACCATTGGGGCACGAGAATGGTCGGCACTATATCAACAAAAACCAGTTGGGGATCAAGGGGAGTATTTTGAACGGAAGTGGATCGAGGATAATTACTTCGATGATAGTCAAGTGCTGGATGATTATAATCGCGGCAAGCATCCTATGCACATATACGGTGCCAGTGACTATGCTGTGACCGCAGATGGAGGTGACTTTACGGTCCATCTAATCATCGGTGTAGATAATAACGACGAGATATACCTGCTGGACCTATGGCGCGAACAGACTAAGACAGACCTATGGATAGATGCCTTCATTGACCTTACTGAGAAGTGGAAGCCCTTACGATGGGCTGAGGAGTCAGGGCAGATCATCAAGAGTGTGGGCCCATTTATTACACAGCGGATGAGAGAACGCCGGGCCTATGTGTTTCGGGATGCATTCACGAGTTCATCGGATAAGTCCTCACGCGCACGGTCCATACAGGCGCGGATGTCCATGAACATGGTCAAGTTTCCACGTAACGCCAAGTGGATGCCAGACCTGATGCACGAGCTTACCCGCTTTCCGGCTGGGTCAAATGATGATATGGTGGATACGCTATCGCTCATTGGCCGGATGCTTGATAAGTTGAGCCCTGCCAAGGCATTAGCGCACATAAGGACGCAAGAATTAGAACCGACAACCATGGGGGAGATATGGACAAACCATCGAAGGGGACGCAAGGGGAAGCGGAGTCGGGGCTCGATAGTGATATAACATTAGAACAGTTCGTTGCCGCATTTAGTGATCCGCATATAAACCCGGAGCTATTTGAATACGATCCAATTACAGGGGCTATGAGCCATCCGGACTTAACATTCATTGGGTCGGGTCGACCATTAGGTATGGATGCAATCATATACACCTACAGATTGGACTCGAATTATTGCTGCCAATTTGCAATATCAAGTGCCGAGCGTAGGAGTAATATGAGTTTAAGTAGTCTCATGGGTATCATGTACGCCAAGGCAAGGAAAATGGCGTATAGCGTGAATCGGGGGGTGAAATAGTGTCGATTACGGGTCAAGACCACACGGTGGACCCCGTAAGACGCGGGTGCAATTCCCGCCGCCTCCACCATTAGAAAATAACACGGTATTACCAACACGCCTTTTATTATAGTGTATCTTAATTGTATCGTCCTCAATTATAAACGTTTATAGTAAAGGTGTTGAATGGCTTATCCATCTGGAGAGCTGGCCCGCGTAGAGTATTGGCGTCGTCAGATAGAGCACGCCGAGCGAGTCATGGAGCCCATCTGGCAAGCCTCTCGGACCCTTGAGTTGATGTATGTCAACGAGGCGTCATCCGATCGTGAGCAGTTCTCCGAAGATGAAGCTACGCATGGCGATGCACACCTCGCACGCGTTAAGTCTAATCTAATCTTCGGCTGGATCGACCAATCCATTGCTAATCTTCTCGAGCGCAACCCCAGCTTTCTCGTTACGCCCCGCACCCGGACATCCTCTGGTGGTTCCGGTGCCGTTAAGGCGATTTCTGACTACTGGTATCGCGAGACGGAGCAATTAGCACAGGATGAACGAATACTCTTAGACTCCTTCTTGGGTCCATTCGGTGTTAAGAAGCTCGGATGGACGCTGGATGAGAAGTCAAGGCAAGAGGACACCATCAACCCCGATGGATTCGTATATGACGATCCTACTCAGGAACTTCTTGCCATGCTGGAGGGTGAATTCCCCAAGATAACCCGAGATCAGGATCATCCTACCTACATTGAAGGGTTCACAGAATTCTTGCAGCAGCCCGAAGTTGAGCTGGAGCCGGAGATTGAGGAACTCATTAAGGATAATATTCGGACCCGTGGTAAATTTGATGAAGAGATAGACCCCGATACCAATAGTAGTGTCCAGTGGGAAGCCCCCTATGGCCTACGTTGGAATCCTCGAGACTTCCTCGTTGACCCCCTCGCGCAAGATGGACTTAGAGATGCACGCTGGATCGCCTTCCGATTCAAGCGGCCCGTCGGTGAAATCCAAGCCAACCGTAACTATACAAACACAGACAAACTTGAGTCTACGGTTCGAATGGATGACGCCCTCGAAAAGCGCGATGGGGTTGAGGATGATTTTGGCCTCGTAGAAGGCTGGGAGATTTGGGCACGTAGCTTCCATTACACTAAGAGCATGCGTAAGAACATGTTGATAACGATGGCTACGGGGCACGATAAGTTCCTACAGCACGAGACGGAGTGGCCACTACCTGATCTGGATGATTATCCGGCTGAGATTCTAAGCATGAACCATACGATGGACTCATGGTTCTCCAAACCCGCCCTATTAATGGCCGGTGCGGATAGCGTGCAAGGACTCGCCAATGAAATTCTTGACTCTTATCTCAATGTGATCCGTAAGAATAAGAATATCCTACTGTATGATCCCGATCACGTAGACGATGATGTCGTGGACAACATTCTATCTACGCCCGATATGAGCGCAATATCCATCCGGGGACTGGCTGAGAATGGGAACAATGTCCTACGACCCCTTGAGTTTGGGAGTATCAACAGCGATAGCGGACAGCTCTTACAGATTATCCGTGGATTATTTGACGATAGTGCCGGTGCGCCACAGCCCATGCAGCGAGGTATTGAAACTGCCACAGAGGCCAGCATCACAGAGAGACGGACTACGGCGCGGGAATCTCGACGCGGAAACCTCTTGTCTAAGATGCAGATTAACACATCGCGCAAGTTCTGGCAGATGACCGTGTTCTTCCGACCCGATCGAGCCTTCCTCATTGATCCCCAAGCAGAGTTATGGATGAATGTCGACGAGCAGACAGCCCGTGGAGAATACAGATTTACGATGGATGTGGCATCGCAGGCCAATGCGGTGAGCTTAGAACGCAAGAATTGGCTCGACCTCCTCAACCTCTTCAGTGGCTTGACTGGGTTGTGGAAAGAGGAGTATGGTGCGGCACCTAATTTACCGGCCATTGCGGCCAAGCTGTTGAGTCGTGGGTATAACATTCAGAATCCGGAAGACTTGATCCCCGGGGCGAGCACGCAAGGCAGTAGTAGTGTCATAGATGAACTACTGGAGGGCAATAACCGTGGCCTAAGTGGTCCGCCCGGAGCACCCACACCACCCACAGAGGGTGAGTTTACGCAGGCAGGCGGACGAGCCTTACCTGATCCCAATAATCCAAACCCCGCTGAGGTAGAGCAGACCGTCCCCGGACAGGCCGCGCTTCCTCGACAATTCAATAGCCCCTCCTCCGACCAAGGCGGACGGGCTGGAGGCGCGAATCAATAATGGCAAGCAACGAAAGAACACGCAGTAGAGCAGATGATGCGTTTGATGAGCTGGATGATGAGATTGATGAATTCGATGAGGGTATGCGAAAATCTCCAGAGGGAGAGAATCCATTAGATAGTGAAGAATTTCAGCGCGTGATGGCCGATACGATTGTCAGCTCCCTAAAGTCTAAGCGCACAGGCGCGGATTCGTCCTCCACTAAGTCAGATTCTACCACTACCCCCAACCGTAGGGCTTCAGACAAGAAGCTT